GTCAAACGTAATAGTGAATTCACTTACACCGTCACCGCCTGCAGCCGCAATTTGAACATTATCGTATCTAATATGTAATCTACCTTGTTCTACCCATCTAATTTCATCAGAGGCAGAAGGCATTTCCGCAGACACCATACGTAAAAATGAACCTATAGACCTATTTCCATAAATCTCAGCTTCTTTTTCGTATACGTCTGGTAAAAATTGTTTTGTAAAATCAAAATCGGTAATATAATTACCTTGGAACAATTGTCCCTTGCTAGGCGAAGGGGTCAAATGTTCTATTCCAGTTGATAAAGCCATTTTTTAAGTTTTTATTGTTTAAGTTTAATTCTTAGTTTTGAACTAGAATCTCCTGAAACAACTCTAAATTTTTGACCAGCTTTTGTTTCTATGACACCTTCTTGTCGAGGACTCATATCAATGTTTTTAGCTTCTTTAGCATTCTGGCTTAAAGCATCGGCACGGCCTTGCTCATAAAAATGCTGCGCTATTTTATCCGCATTTCTTGCAGCGAATAAGGCTTTGTGATAGCCTGCGACATTGCCAATTTCACCTTTATCATTCATAAATGGTTTGATAAAGTTAGAAATATCAGATTGCATTCGTTTTGTTTCATTAACATTATTTACTTTATATCGGTATTTATTGTCTCCAACCTGGAAATCAAAACCTTTAAAAGTATCGTTAAAAATGTTATCTGTTCTTTCTAAAAAAACCTGGTTAAGTTGTTTGTTAGACTCTTGTCCTTGTTGATATTCATTATATGCATTATAAGCATTTACATAATCTTCAGGAATTTCTTTTTGACGGTTTAACTTAAGATCCGTATAATACTTTTCTTTATGATTTGTAAAAAACTTACGTGCATTATGAAGTTCTTCTTTATATGCGCGTTTTTTTGCGCGAATTTCTTTGGGCTCCTCAGTTTCTTCGTCGTACATAAAATTATCTTCCATGTATTCCGAAATTTCTTTAGAGTCCCAAGGTTTAGATTGAGAATAATATTGTCTTAATAATTCGCCTTCAGATAAACTTGAAACATCTCTATTCATATTAACATAATCTTCAAGAGATCCTCCAGTATCATCCATAAATTGAACTAATTTTTCAATACCTTCTGGTAATTTTTGTTCAGGAGCTTTTTCTTTTTGCTCCGGTATTTCGTTTACTTTAGCCGCGTTCGTGTCAACTTTAGGTTGCTCAGCATCATCTTTTTCTACTTTCTCTTCTTTGATGATTTCGATCGGCGATTCTTCCTGTTTATTTTCTCCGGCAGGTTCTTCAGCTTTTTCTTCTTTGTTTTTTTCTTGAACTTCTTCGCTAGTTCCGGGTTCGTCGCGTACAGGAACCTCATCTGTGCTTTGCTTCTGAACGGCATCTAAATTAATTTTTGGTGTTTCATCTGATTCTTTACCTGCTGATTGAGGATCTATTTCTCCTTTTTCAACAGCTTTATCAAGAACCGCTTGTTCTGTTTCTTTTTTTGACTTAGGCTCGTTATCAACGGTGCCTTTTACTGTCCACTTTGCCATAATTTAATAATATATAATAGTTTGTAAAAATTATCTTGGTTCGAACCTACTTAAATCGATACCCCCTAGTACGTCGTTACCAGAAGATTCAAAACCTTTTTTAGGTTCAGGGTTTGAAGGAGATTTCTGCATGTCTATTTCTTTCTTTGCTTCAATATCCATTTGTTTTAATTTAACATTTAAATCAAACTCATATTGCATAAGCTCTCTTTTTGTTTGAGCCTCTGAATCTAATCTTTTTATATCTAGCTGAGTTTGTAATTCTGCTAATTTTCCTTTAGCTTCTACTTTAATGTTTTCAGCTTGAGCTTTAGCAAGCTCGGCTGCTTGTGCTGCCTGTGCATTAGCTTGTGATTGAGCAGCGATGTTTCTTTCTGCTTTTTCTTGATCAGCAGCTTCTTTTTTAGTTCTTCTGTACTTTAATAATTGATTTGCTAATTTTGTATTTTTTATTTGTCTAATATCGATTACATCTTCTAAAAATATTTGGTCTCTCGAAAGAGCTGCTTGTATATTATTTTCAACAAGTTGTTTTTCTTCTTCATCAGGATCTAAATCTAAAAATATACCGAAATCATGTAGATGAAGATTTTCCATTTCTTTTAGTGCCCCTACACTAAACCTTCCAATACCGCTAATCATAGCTTCTTTTTGGGGATGATATTCTAAAACGTCTTTTATTCTTATTGATATAGCTTCAGCTAGTGATGCTGTAATATATAAAGAGCTATGTAATATATGTCTTGTTGCAGTATTAGAGTTTGCTGCTGCTAATTTTTGTACTCCCACTAAAGCATAAGGGTCTGGGTCTGTGCCATCCCTTGCCTCATTTAACCCAGTTACATCTCTAAGCATTTGCATATAATAATTATATGCTTGAACTAATAGCTGACTTTGTTGGCCACCACCTCCAGGTAGTTCTTGAATTGGCACTTTACCACTATTCATATCTCCATCAACAGTCATTGATCTACCTATAATAGATCCTGTTTGAAAATATAAGTTTAATGCCTCTTGAGGATTATAATTAGTGCCATTACCCAAATCAACTTCAGCAAGACCATCAGCGTCAACATAAACACCTGATGGAGTCATTCTCTGTATTACTTGTTGTAATTTTAAATGTGTTAATTGAATTAAGTCAGCATAAGTTATCATTCTGCCTACTAAGCTTTCAAT